CCTTCCAGTAAGTGATATAAAATTAATAGACTTTATGAAATTTCCTAATATTTTTGATAAGAGTCAAAATGTTGGTTATAATTTTCCGGGTGTTGGGTTAAATAGGGCAAATCTATTACATAGAGTATTAAAAAAAGATATACCAATTATGATGAGTCGTGGAGCTAGAAAAGACGTACAGCAATTAAAAAGATTATACCCAGAAGCTTTAACTAATATAGATTATGATAAAATAATGTCAGCACCAACTTATAAATATAATCCTTTTAAATAATGCCTTTGCCGTTTAAAAAAGATTTTAATATAACACCTAGTCCCAATGAAATGAAACAAAGGGACGAGATTCTCAAGAACTCGTATAATAACCTCATTTACTTTGGCAGAGCTTTTTTACCAAACGATTTCTTAAAGAAGTCTGAATCAGCCCCCTTCCACTACCAAATTTCCAAAGAAATGATTACGACCAAGCCGGGAGCTAGGATATGTAATATAATACCAAGAGGACATGGTAAGTCTGTAATGGCAAAAGCCGCTATTATGCACAAACTATGTTTTTCTAAAACAGATGAACAGCATTTTATCGCTTGGGTATCAGAAGAACAAGGTCAGGCAATAGACCACCTTAAATACTTGCGGAGTCATTTTGAAAACAATAAGATGATAAAGTATTATTTTGGAACAATGGATGGCGGTTCAGTTGGTAAAAGATGGACTGAAAAAGATATTGTTACCGCAAAGGGCGATAGAATGATTGCAAAAGGTACTTCTCAGAGATTGAGGGGTCGTGCAGAAGTTGATGTTCGTTATACTGGTATTGTCCTTGACGACTTTGAATCTGAATTAAATACAAAAACCCCTGAACGTAGAGCTGAAATTAAGAAATGGATTGTATCTACGGTTTATCCGGCACTAGAAGAGACTCCCGGTAATGAAGGTTGGATATGGCTTAGTGGTACGATTGTTCATTTTGACTCTTATCTACAAATGACATACGATGGATGGAAGAAAGCAAAAGAAGATGGTCGTGAATATCCTTGGACAGTAAATTTTTATAGAGCAATAGAAGATGGTAAACCATTATGGGGAGCACAATTTTCAGATAAAAAATTAGAGTCTAAAAAGCGTGAGTTTATAGAAGCTGGGCTGGTAAATAAGTTTGCTCAAGAGTATATGAATGATGCTCGTGATATTACCAACGCTGCTTTTAAAATAGATAGAATACAATACTACAGCGGTTCATTTAGAAAAGAAAACAATATGCCTTACATTATTGAGGGTGAGGATGCGATTCCGATTAATGTTTACATTGGGGTTGACCTTGCAGCTACAGCTACGGAAACATCAGATTTTCAAGTAATTATGGTTATGGGCATCGACTCTAATAAAAATAGATATGTTTTAGATTATTTTAGAGAAAGAATACCCACATTTGATGTTCCAGCTAAAATTATAGAATATGCTAAGAAATATTCTCCTGTTAGGAGAGTTACGATTGAAACTGTTGCTGCTCAAGAAATGGTTCGGGATATGGTAACAAGAATGTCTGCTACTGAAAAAAGATTAATGCCGGGACTTTTTAAAGGTGTTAAGCCTCCAGCAAGAGTTAAAAAGGAAGATAGGCTTGAAACCGCACTTGGTCAAATAGTAAACTCTAAAAAACTATATCTACAAAGACATATGACTGAATTAGTCGATGAATTATTTGAACACCCTAAACCACGAAATGATGACCTAATGGATGGTCTTTATTACGCTGATTACTTTGCCCGACCACCTAAAACTGAAAAGATGGGTAAGGATGATATTATAGTAAAGAAAGAACAATTTGACTACTATAAAATTAAAAAAGCATATAACTGGGTTACCGGCTCAAAATTTTAAATAATATTTGTTTTGCTACATGATTCTTTGTATAATAAGATGAATGCCTAGATACTCTAAAAAATCAAAAGAACGTCTTTCAAGTTGTGACAAGAGACTTCAAGATGTTTTTAATGAAGTAATTAAGTACGTTGACTGCTCTATTTTAGAGGGTCATCGTAGTAAAGAAAGGCAAAATAAATTATATGATGAAAATCGCACAAAAGTTAAGTATCCTAATGGTAGGCACAATTCTAGTCCTTCTAAAGCCGTTGACGTTACCCCTTATCCTGTTGATTGGAAAGACCGGGAACGACAAACCTTATTTGCTGGTTTTGTCCTTGGGATTGCTAGGGGCATGGATATTCGTTTAAGGTGGGGCGGAGACTGGGATATGGATTTTCAGGTAATGGACAACCGCTTCGATGATTTTCCCCATTTTGAGGTTCGTGACTAATGGCTGGTACTACCGATACTGTTCCAGCAAGATTAACCCCCGGTGAATTTGTAATTAAAAGGGAATCAGCTAAGATGTTAGGTAAACCATTTTTAGAACAATTAAATGCTGTATCAGATAATTCAGCACATTCAAATATTGATGCATTAATATCACAAGCCGCATTAGCACAAATGCAACCAATGGCAGGTGGTGGTTATGTTGGTAATCAAAATATCGCTGGTTATGAAAATGGTGGAGATGTTTTAGATGAAAAAAATCTTGGTTTCCTTGGTAGATTATTATCAAAATTAAGTGGTGCTGATAAACGGCAAAAGGCTTATGAAGAGCTTGTACCAAAAGCAGATAATGTTGATATGCCCCTACAGGCTTTAAATTATCGTTTGCCATTCGAATCAGAACTTTCCGGCACGAGTGAAGACGAGATAGCAGATGAGATAGCATTGTATTTTCAAAATAAGGAAGCTGAACAATTAATGAGAAAAATTGACTTTGCTGATACAGAAGGATATAACTTATACAAATATTATAAAACAGATGATGAGGGAAGACCTGCAACTCAGGGTTACCAAGATGGTGGTGCAGTTAGTGATAACACCGCTACTTCCGCTATGGATGCACTTATAGCTCAAGCTAAAATAGCTGAACTCCAAAAAAAAAATCCTTTAAGTAATTATTCAATGGTAGATGCCGACAAGGTAGATGCCGAAAACCAAGAAATACTAAATGCTATCATAGATTCTGTAATGCCGGGTGGTGCTATAGGTTCTATAAAACAAACAGGTAAGTTAGCACCTTTAGCTAAGAAATTTGCAAGTTTAGCACCAGATAAAGGTAAGCAAAAAGTATTAGATAAAATAGCAAGTGAAATGAGCGTTGCTCCTAGTAGAAAAGTAATGCAAAACCCATCAAGAAACTTATACGACTATAAAGATTATAAGGTTTTAGAAAACACTTTAAATAAACCATTTGATGCAATGGATTTAATTAACAAAGGTTATTTACAAAAATATACTAACAAGTTAGTTAGAAATATGAATCCATCTGGAAGTGTAAAATTAGGAGATATAGTTGATGCTGACTATGCAAGTAATATGAGGGGTGGTTATTACAATATTAACGACATGGCTAAAGAAGTTATAAAACTGCCAAAAAAAGAAAGAATAAAAGCAGCTAAAGATTTGTTAAAGTATTTTAACATTAATTTAAGAAATGTTAAAGGCAAGCAAGAAGGTGGTGAAATAGCAGATTCTTTATTTGGTATGAGTATGGATGAATTTAATAAGATATTAGCAAGTGAATTATTAGAATCTTCTATGACAGGTGAAAATCTTCCTAAAAGAATTGAATTATCTCCTGAAGAAGATAAATTTAGAAATAATCCAAACCCAGAAAAGCCTTTTGGAATGACAATATTAGATGACCTTTTATTAAGAGCTTACGAACAATATAGATTTGGTAGACTGCCGTCTATGAAAGATTAAGATGGAAAAAGACCAAAGAGCAGAATATAACGAACAACTTTTCAGACAATGGAGAGATGCTCGTTCAGATTGGGATACAGAAGCTAGAGAAGACATTGACTTTTATTTAGGTAATCACTTTACAGAAGATGAGTCATCAGAGTTAGCATCAAGAAACCAAGCAGATGTCCCAATGGACAGAACCTCTGCGGCAGTAGAAAAATTTAAAGCTGTATTAACAGCAAGACCCCCAGCATTTACAATAACCCCTAGAGAAGATTCAGATGTAAAAACTGCATCTATATGGAGAACAATCATGGGATACGTTTGGCAATCATCAGATGGTGATTCACAAATGAAACAAGCAATACATGATTATGCTACAACAGGCTTGGGTTATTTATATGCTTATATAGATACAGAATCAGATTTTGGTAGAGGTGACGTGAAGTTTACATACCTAGACCCTTTTAGAGTATATGTCTCTCCTTCTTCTAGAAACCGTTGGCACGATGATGCTGATGGTATCATATTGTCTACCGTATTAACCCAAGAACAACTCGTTAACCTCTACCCTCAATTAGCAGACCAAACAGACCC